CCAAGCTCGCCGCCCAGCCCGCGGATGGCGGACTCCGCCTGCTTGGACTCCTTCCAGAACGTCTTCATGTTCGGACTGAGCTTGCCGAGCTTCTGGTTGACCTCGCCGGTGACCTTGGCCCACCGCTCCTCGAGATCGTACACCCGCTGGATCCCGTCGACCAGGAGGTTGATGCCCTTGGCCGCGCCGGATCCCCAGACCTTCAGGAGGCCCTTGCCCACCTTGTCGATGCCGTCCTGCATCTTGGCCCAGACACCGACGAGCTTGTTGGCACGGGCCTCCAGCTTCGTCATCTCACCGACGTACTTGTTGGCGAGATCGACGTCCTTCTGGTCGATCACGAGGCCTTGCGCCTTCTGCTGTTGGAGCTTCTCGACCTGCTGGCTGAGGGTGTTTGCTAGGTCCTTGTACTCGTCGTTGGTGTCCTTGACGACCCCGGCGTACTTCTTAGAGGACGCAACTATGTTATCCAGCTTGTTGGCGATGTCTTCAAGCCGACCCTGCTGGTCCTTAAGTTCGTCGAGTCCGGGTATTCTAGCCAACTAGTTCGTCCTCACTTGCCGTGCGATCGACCGAACGGGTCGACGTGTCCGGGGTTCTGCGGCGTATTCTGCTTCTTGATCTCCTCTCTCATCTTCTCGATCCGCTGGAACCACCAGGTCCTCATGAACACCGGCATGTCCCACGCCTCAGTGAAGTCGATCCGACAGTGCTGCACCAGCGAGAAGATCTCTTCCCAGATGATCTCCTTGAAGGCGCCGGTCGTATCAATTGTCAGGCCAAAAGAACTCTGTGCCGAAGGGCACAGGTACCTCCTTGGTCTCCGCACAGTGCGGGCACTCGACCGGTTGGGACATCTTGACACCGGGGGAGATGTCGTCGATGTACTTGCGGAGCTTCCGGGAGTCCTGCGCCGGGAGGGTGTTGATGACCTTCTGGATCTTGTTGCGGTCCTTCTCTTCCCCGACCTGGACGACCTGGAAGAAGAGACGGCCGGTGACCGGTGTATCCTGGCCCTGGACGCCGAGAGCCTTGCGGAGGCGCTCCTGCATGACGCTCATGTCACGCTCGTCCTTGCCGGTCAGAAGCTTGAAGACGACCTTCTTCCCGCTGATCGGGAGATCGAAGGTGAAGGCGTTGTGCCCGGGGGCGACGGGCTCGGCACCTAGGCGCTTGATCTCCAGCTTGCTGAGGTCGAAGGTGTGGTAGAACTTCTGCCCACACTCGTCGTTCTGGCACTGGACCTCGACCTTGTACTCCTGGCCGTAGCCGGTGATCCGGATCGCCACCAGGAGGGCGTTACGATCGCCGGCCACCATCTCCTCCGTGTCGATGCTCTTGTTCACCACACAGGCCTGGATGAGGCTCGAGAGGGCCTTGCCGCTCTTGAGGAGCGCGCGACTGGAGAGGATGTCCTCGTCCCGGGCCGTCATGCTCCGGATCTCCACACCTTCCACCTGGAAGAGGGGAGAGTCGACCGGGTAGATCTTCCCTGCGGAGGGAAGAGGAACCGTGTCGACAGGAGGGACATAGCCGACCTCGCCCGGCTTCGGTCCTCCTTCGATGGGAGCCGACGGGGCGCCCAGGGTGATACGTTCTTCGGACATAGAAAACTCCTTTCAGAAGTGGGGTTAGCGAGGATAAGTAGATTCTGTGACTGGTTTTCTCTAGGTCTGTGACAGCGGAAAAGAAGAAGGCCCCGCCACCACTTGGATGACAGGGCCCGTCTGGCGCGTCCTGAAGGCTTCGAACCTCCGACCTCCAGGGTCATTACTCCTGGCGCTCTTCTCTGAGCTAAGGACGCAAAAACTGGAGCCCCGGGATGGACTTGAACCACCGACCTTCCGGTTAAGACCGGATGCTCTTTCGCTGAGCTACCGGGGCGTGGTGATCGCGACGGGGTTCGAACCCGCAACCTGCCAGGTCATTACTCTGGCTGCTCGTCCAATTGAGCCTCGCGACCGTGGTGCCGATGGAAGGGATCGAGCCTCCATCTCCGGACAAATGCCCGGGCTCTTGCATTGAGCTACATCGGCGTGGTGGGTGGGGCTGGACACGAACCAGCATCCCCGAAGGTGTCCTACTTAGACGACCCACCCATTACGTATGCTACTTGGCGCTGGGAAGGTCGCTGAGAAGCCTCCTGATTTTGTCACGCTCGCAGGGAACGCAACCGATGGACATGAACTGGCCTGCGTACAGGCCGTCCGATTCGTAGATTCTCTTGTGCTTGATCTGGGCCGCGATCAGCCTCTTCGAGATGTCCTCGAGAGACAGGAGCGGCGTCGTCTGCAGGGCGATGGCGTACTCGCCTACACACAACGGAACACCCACGCTACCCTCTCGGGCGGCATGAATGAACTGGGCGAACTTGATGTTTGTGGGTAGATCGGCCCGAACGATGCAGTATTGGGCGATCTGGGGAGCGGGGACCTGGCTTGGAGTTTCCGGCCGGGTGCTAATGAGATGCGATCATCATGGGATAAATTAGCCTCACCTGTCAAAAATGCCAAAAAAAGTTTCGCTAGTTGGCCCGATGGCTGTCTGGGATGAGAGAGTCGAGGGCACCTACGACACCAGAGATCTTCTTCTCCAGCTCCAGTCCGACCCGGTCCTTCTCGGGACCCTCCGGCATGGCACGCCAGTCGGCCATCGCCTTCCGGAGCTGCTCGACGATCCCTAGGTCTTCATCCATGGTGACCTCAAAACAAATCAGGAAGAAGGGCGGGTTCCCTGTGAACGTTAGCTGGCACGCTAATTTCTAGGTGCTCGCTGCTTGCTGCTACCCGCTCAGGGCTTCCTAGTCTGAACGCTGACGGTTGAGATGCTTTGTCGTCGTCGTTTGAATAGGATTCGACTTTTGGTCGAGCCTGTATGGTTTGTGTCCCCTCGACGCCTAGGTGAGACGTCTCGGTTCCACGGTCGCCAACCCGACGGACCCAGGTACAGCCGCCCCTCTTCCCGAACCTTACAGCTCGACCACCGTCTGGTGGTTGGCCGTTTCTACGAGCTCATTGAGGCTGTCGAACGCCTCCTGCGCGGATCGAACCGCCGAGGCCCGCTGCGCCTCCGGGAACGAACAGAGGAAGGTGGTCACCACCTTGTGCGGCTTGTCGGCCAGGGTGTCGTACTCCACCGAGTCCACATGCCGCTGGCTCTGGGGCTGCGTCTGCAGCGTCTTCAGCCAGGCGATCCGGCCCTTCAGCTCCTGCAGACGGCAGGTCGCCTCGGAAAGGGTGATCGTCTTCCCGCCGGCCAGGCTGACCGTGGTGAGGGAGTTGGCCTTGCGGAGGGCCGCCTGAAGGGTCACGAGCTCTTCCACGGCGCGGTCTGCACCGCACATGGAGTCCTCGAAAGAGAAGGCCGGCGGCTCCTTCTCCTTGTAGACCACCGATGCCTGAGCCCGATTCCTCTGCTCTTGGACTTCGCCCTTGAGCTTGCTGATCTTCCGAAGCAGTTGTGATATCGTCATCGTGATAAGAATTATACCACATTCCCATCAGAAGTACAGGAAAAGTTACAGGGGCTTCTCAAGAATCGCTTCGATGGAGTACTCCCCGACCGAGTGGACGTAGGCTGGCAAGGTGTAGTTGAACCCGTCGTCGATGACCCTCAGGGAGAGCCTCTTGGCGTCGGGGCATGCCTCTTCCAGGACCCGGGAGAGAGAGAAGGTGCCAGGTAGCTCGTCCTCCTCGGGAAGCCAGAATGTCACGTGCTCCATGTTCCACTGGCTAGGAGGTGTCTTCTTCTTCTCGTAGAGGTCCCGGTGTGGCACGATGACGATCATTCGTCCGCCGGGAGCCAACGCCTTCCACCAGCTCCGGACGGCCATCACGGGGTCGGGAATGTGTTCGAGGACGTGGCTGGAGTAGATCGTCTGCTGGCTCACTGGCGGGATCCCCTCGAGGGACTGCGCCTCCTGACCGTTGAACTTGTCGTAGACGACCAGGCCTAGACCGATCGAGTCCGCACCGCCGCCGATGTCCAACCCAGGAAGCCGGATGTGCTCGGCGAACCAGCCCTCCCGTTCACGACGGCCACGAGCCTTTGATGTCTCACCCATCTAGGAATTATTCAGTCCAGGAACTCCGTGACCATGAGCGTGCCGTTGGGAGCGTTGGAGTCGTCCCAGAGGAAATAGATGTCCCCCGTGTAGATCGGGCTGGGGAGAGAGAACTCCGGGATGTTGGTCTGCTTCCTGTCCACAGACGGGGCGATCTGGCTGAATCCACCTGAGGAGGGTGGGAACCCGAAACCGATGACCCCGAAGTTGGACGAGACATTGACGTAGATCAGCTGTCTCCGGTTCGGATTGGCGGGCGCCAGAAGGAAGACTCCCGACACGGCAGGAATCGCGTTGAAGCTGGCGCTGTGGCACTGCCGGGTCGTCCTCAGGTGGAGGTACGGCGGCTCAGATGTTCCCGAGATCGGGAAGGAGACGTAGGCGTCGGCGGCGTAGGACATGGTCTATCTCCAAAGAAAAAAGGGCCCCACCTTGCGATGGGGCCCTCGGTGCCTTACCGTTCTCGACCCTCGTTTTAGAACTGCAGGGTCGCGTTGTCGAATCGGAGGCTGAAATTCACTTCCACGTTGTCGGAGCTGGCGTAGTCCAGGTCACCGAAGTTCACGTCCTGCGGCCAGGCTCCGGTGATGTCCCAGAGCTCGACCACGGTCCCTTGCGGATCCAGAAGCTTGAGGCTGATGTCCTTCTTGTAGAAGGACGCGTAGCCCATGCGTCCGGTCAGCGGCTCATAGTTGAGCCGGACCCAGTCCATGATCTTCTGCGAAGCGGACGGAGCGATCGGGTCGTGCATGGTGCACGCGATCGGGTTCCATGCTCCCTTACCGGAGACGTACCGCTTCGTGTTGATGAAGTCGATGACGGTCTCCTCGAACGTCTGCTGCGGGCGCGCCGCTGTCTTCATGACGAACGCATCGATGCCGTCGATCTGGAGGACCCACCTGAACTTCCTCTTCGGCTCGTAAGTGTTCGCCAAGAGGTGCGCCGTATCGAGCGTCTCGGCCATCTTCTATGTTCTCCCTAAAGTGCTGACGTCCCAATTTTGTGAGACGCCCTTCAGGTCTAAATACCTGTTGGCGCGGGTTTTCGGTCGGAATTTCGGGAAACGATTCGGAGTAGAAGAATAGGCAGGTTAGGAGGGCAGCACCAGGCCAAGGCTTTCCAGGCGCTTCCAGGCCTTCTCCGAATCCCCCAGATGGGCTTCACGGATCAGTGCCTGGTAGTCCGTCCCCTGGAGCTCAAGCTCCCTCCGAACGTCTCCCAGGGCCCGCTGGATGCCAGGGAACCCGTGGGCCATGATCCGGAAGAGAGGGTCCCGGATCCGGGTGGACAGTTCCCCGTATGCCGTGGCCCCGATCTGGGCATAGTACCTTGGATCTGGGCCTCTTAGAAAGCCGGAGACCAGAAGAGCCTCGTCTCCAACCTCCTTGAGGACTACTACCCGTCTCACAGAGAGGTCGCCCAGTCTAAGACAGAGCGGCTCTCTAGAGAGGGGTTGGGTGGTGTAGTCTACAAGGATGGAGACGACGTAGCCGAGGACGGGCTCGTCCAGACGTTCCTGGACGAGCCCTCGGAAGAAGCTCTCGACCTCAGTCTCGAGCCGGAGCACGGTCTGTTACGAGCCGAACTCGACGCCCTGGGCGGTGATGATGAAGCTCAGGTCGATGAACTCCGCGGCCTTCGTGGGCTCGAGGAAGATCTTTCCGACCATGATGTTCCGGTCCACGATGTCCGGCGTGTTCGTGCTGGAGTCCATCACGACCTTGAACCGGTTGAGGCCCTGGTCCTGCTGGACCTTCTTGAGGATCGGGTTGACCAGCTTCAGGAACCGGTCCCAGGTCTGGGGGTTATCCGGCTCGAAGACCAGGTACTTGGCGGCCGAGGCGATGGTCTTCTTGGCGAAGATCAAGAGCCGGCGGACGTTGACGCGGTCCAGAGCGGAGGCCGCGACCTGGAGGGTCTTCTGGCCGAAGATCGAGATGCCCGTGTCCGGGAAGGTCGCGATCGGGTTGATCCGGTTGTCGTAGAGCACGTTCCGGTCGTCGAAGGTGAGGCGGTCCACCACGTCGATGATGCCGAATTGGTTGAGACCACCGCGGTTCAGACCGGCCGGGGCGAACCACGGCTGGGCGGTGCGGTCGTTGAAGGCGATCGCCGCCACCACGGCCACCGAGGGCTTCACGCGCACGATCTTCTTGTTGACCGTGTCGTTCAGCTTCAGGTCCGGGTAGTAGCAGGCCGAGTAGTTGTCGTCCAGCTGGCGAGCCTGGAGCTGACCAACGACCTCGTTCACCGAGGCGCCCGTGACGTCCATGAGGTACAGGGCGTCCTGACGGTTGTTCACCATCGTCCGACCGTAGTCGGTGACCTTGAGGTTGTCCTGGTTCGGGAGAGCCAGGAGGTTCATGTCGTAGGCGTCCGGGTTGGCGATCGTGTCGACGGCCCGCTTCTCTGCCACGACGCCGAGGATGGTTTCATCGTCGACGTTGTTCAGGTAGAGCGGGTCCTCCACGCGGATGTCCCAGCCGTCGTGCCCACCCCGGAAGGGGAGGGTGAACTTGTGCAGGGAGGCCGACTGGTAGACCGGCACCGCGTAGAGCCCGTAGCCAGGAACGTAGGTGTACAGCTGCTTGCCGTTCTGGTACGAGGCGCTGAGGTTGCCGAGGGTGAAGTCGGCGTCCTGGTTGACGAGCGCAGCGTCCTCGACACCGTCCGGAAGCGGACGCATCCGGTCCACGATACCACCCGACAGGAACTGGATGCCCCAGCAGGTGTTGGGATCGAGGTTGCCGAAGCGGTCCTTCTGGGTCTGGACGAGCGGCATGTCCGGGATGAACGGAGCGATCGCGCCGGACGCCGGGATGTACTGGGGATCGATGTAGCCGCGGAAGCCCCAGGGGAGCGCCTCGGCCGGGATGTTGGTCGTGCTCGGGAGCTCCACCCAGATGAGCTTGCTCTTGGCCGGCCAGGTGCCGGTCTGGATGAACTTCCGTTGCGAGGTGTCGAAGGTCTCGACCTGGTCACCGATCCGCTTCAGGACGTAGTTGTTCGAGTCCGGGTCCATGGTGCACCCGATGAACGAGTCCAGAGTGGCGACCCGCTGGTCGGTGTCCGAGAAGCCACGGACGACGACGTCGAATGTGCCGTACGGGGTCGACAGCGGATTCGGCGAGGGCTTCACGTTCGCGATGGTGATCTTGAGGCGATCGTTCTCCGCGAGACCGTGGCCACGCGTCCAGAACCGCATCATGTTGAAGTCCATGCCACCGAGCGGCTGGGACTTCACCCACTGCGTCTGACCACCTTCGAAGTCACGGTTCCACGCCGAGGCGGACTTCTCCGTGGTCACGCCCCACGAGGCCGAGGCCAGCGGCTGGGCGTACTTCATGTTGCGGAAGATGTAGTGGAAGTAGGTCTGCCACAGGGTCGGGTCCGAGTTGAGGACCTTGCCCACGTAGTTCGCCGAGGCCGTCAGGAACGACGCCGTCGCGGCGAAAAGCGCCGTGGTGCCCGAGACGACACGGAGGACGAAGTTGTTCGCGTCGCCCGCCACGCCGCTCACCTGGACCGGGTAGGCCGAGTGAAGCTCGAGGAGGACGCTGCCCGACACGCTGTCGGTGATGCCGACAACCTGCGGGATCACCCACCCTGTCGGGTAGGCCGCGTTGGCCGCCACGGTGCCGGTGCCGTCCTTGTGTCCGAGGACGCGGACGATCGTGGCACCACCCGCGTTGGTGAGGTAGCCACGTGCCGCGTACGGAACGGCGAACTCCGGGTCCACCGCGCCGAAGCGCTGGGCGAACTCGTCGTATCCCCTGACGAGGGCGGGCATGAAGGCAGGCCCAAACGGGGTCCGACCGATGAGCGCCGCCCCGATCCCAGCCACGCCTTGCGCCAGCTGGCTCTGGTCGAGCTCCGAGGTAAAGACGCCGGGGCTGAGAAACTTTTGCGCCATCTGTAAGATGTCTCCCTAAGGTGCGGTTCTAAGCATAGAACTCACACCAAGCTAAGTCTAAATAGACGTGTAGAAGCCCAACGGCCTCTTTTTCTCAAAATTCTCGGGTAAAATCTCTGGGGCCTTATTCTGGTTCGTCGGGGAACATCTTCTTGAACTGCTCCCTGGAAAGGATAGACTCCTTGAACCCCACGGCATATGCGGTCTTGGTGATCTTCACCGAAGGCTTTTCCCCTTCTGTGTCCAGGGTCAGGTTGGCCGGAACCCTGAAAGTCGTGTGGTAACGGACGATGCGCTCCTGGTCGGTGAACTCTTCGAAGTTCGAGGAGTCCGACATGGTACCGTCAAAAAAGCCAACGAAGTACCCACCCTTGAGGGCCGGCCTGTCTTCGAACTCTTCTCCGTTCTCGGAATGGCGGTTGTCGTTCGTGATCTGCGCCACGAAGGTCTTCCGGATGTCCAGCTCCCGGAAGAGCTTCTCTAGAATCTTGTTCATCTGCTTCGTGTAGCTCGTCTGGATGACCAGCTCGTAGGTGAAGATGTTCCGGTCGGGGAACGGGATCTGGGTCACCTGGTAGACTGCCCCAGGTCCGGGACCCGTGATCGGGATGCCCGCCGAGGAGACCCGCTGGATGTTGTTCTGGAGCTGGTTGCTCTTCGGGTCGATCCGCTTGGCGATGGTCAGGTTGCCGGTCTGTGTGCCGAGGGCCTGCATGCTCGGGTCGGCGTCCATGCCGGTACGACGGACCGAGATGAGAGGGAGGACGAGCACTCCGGCCTGATCCCGGATCCCCTTCCGCTTGACGGCATAGCGCTCCCCCGAGCTGAAGATGACGGGCACCTTCTGCCTCTCTTGGGTAGGAGTCTCCACGGCGACGTCGACAGTACGGTCGAACCAGTCACGCACGGCACGGTCCACCGTCTCGATCGTGATCGGTTCGTACTCTACTTCCTGTCGAGCGTCGTCGTACTTGTTGTTCACCTGAGCCACTTCTCCTTGGCCTTCTTGATGACGAGCCGCATGGGCCCGTCCCCTTCGCAGATCGCGATCTGCTTCCAGTTCTCGTCTACCCTGGAGACGACGGCGAAGACCTTTCCACGGTAGAAGATCCCGCCGCCGGACGAGCCGTGATCGATGGGGATTGCGATCATCTCAGAGTGACGGTCTGTTCCCCGGTAGTGCTGGACCCCCATGTAGTGTCCGTCAGTCACGAACGCACGGTGGAGGTTCAAGACACCCCTGGGCGAGCCTACGTGGGTGACCATGGCTCCGATGGGAGGATCGCTGGTGGCCACGTCTATCACGTTGCCGGCCTTGCCGAGTACCCGCATGACACAGACGTCGTTCTCTTCGTCGATCTCTACGGGCATCGCCGGAAGCTGATCGAGATCCATCGTCCAGACAAAGTACTCTTCACCGAGGACAGGGACTTCTACCGAAACCTCTTCGTTGAGCGGGACGGTCACCGTCTCCTTTGGCTTGCAGACGTGAGCCGCGGTGAGGACCAGACTTTCTCCGCCCTTCACAGCGATGACGACTCCCGAACCGGTCGCCCCGCCCTTCATGGGCTTGAGCTTCTTCTCCTTGAGGTCGGGGACCAGGGCCGTGATGAGGTGGTCGATCTGGACCGTCCCCTGCATCAGCCTCTGGGTCTCCGCCGCGGTCGGGTCTCCCATCGGGTCCCAGAGCCTCGGACTGTGATGGGCGCAAGATGTGCAACCCAGGGAGAAGAGAGCGAGAGCAAGGACGAGGGACATGATCTTCATACGACGGGCTCCTTAAATAGATATAGATCTTACCACTTCTGCCACTGGTTTGATCCCGGGTCAAAATAGTAACGTGCCGAACCCGAGTCAGGCAAGATCTCCGCCAGCGCTCCCTCGATGGTATTGGCCCCGTTGATGCTGCCCGAGACGATGAGATTTCCACCCGTTCGGTTCTTGATGATGTTGATGTGACCGTTTCCGGGAGTCAGGAACAGGTAGACTGTCGAACAACCCGGCTGAGCCTGGAAGATCTCGATGGTCTGGTCGAGAGAGAAGTCGCCGTTGAACGAGAAGAAGCGAGCCTCACGACCGCCCTGGAACCTCGTGACGGGAGAGAAGATATAGAGGTCCGCACCGTTGCCCGGGGCGCCGTTGCCGCCGATGTACAGGTGTGATCCTGGCGTGACGGCGTCTACGAATGTGGTAAAAAGTCCCGCAGACGCTGTCACCACCTCCGCATGGAGCGCCCCCCACGGTGAGGAAGTAGTCCCCAGGTCTACCCCGTGAAAGTTCGAGTAGAACTGTCCGCTGCCGATCGTGAAGAAGGTGCCCTGGGCCTCGAGGAAGAGAGCGGCGGCTGCTCCGACCGTCAGATTTCTTCCGTTGGGAGTCGAGATGAGGGCGCCGTCACCGTCCTCTCCGATGTACACGAGCTCCTGACCGGCCGTCCGCACGGACAGGAACTTCTGCGTCCCGTTCTGGAGGTCCAGACCGTTGACGGTATCGATGATCGCCGCGACTGAACCGTTTACGTTCGGAACTCCCGAGTTGAGTCTGACCGTCCCCGTACAGAAGATCCCTCCCAGGGAGGCGGTCACTCCACTGTAGAACGTCGTGGATCCCGAGAAGAAGCTATCGTTCGCGAAGACGGTCGTCCCGAATCCGAATGAACCAGTCTGTCCGCCACCGACGAAGAGTGTGTTTGCTCCGCCGTTCGTGTAGAAAGTTACGTCGCCACCGTTCAGACGTTGGAAGTCGTTCGTCTGGATCACGCCGTTGCAGTTGACGACAGACGAGACGACGATGGGTATGACGGCCTGCGAAGTGACGAGCAGGCTTGAAGCTGTCAGTGGAGCGTTGACGGTCAGTGGGACGTTCGCAGTGATCCCGTTGAAGAACAGGTCCAGCACGTCCGTACCGTAGACGGTGAATAGCTGTGCCGTCGCAGTGAGGTCGTGTGAGGTGGCGGGACCCGCTCCAGAGTTGGCGTAGCTGTTGGCGAGAATTACCTGTTGGGTGACAGGATCAAAGGTAAGCGATCCACTCCCGTTGGCCCTGTCCTTGACGACGTTCGTCAACACGGGGTTCTGGAAGATGTGGACGCCCGTCCAGGTCGGGGAGAACGCCTGGTCGAGAGACGCCGTGCCCGCGCTCGTGATGGGGTTCGGAGTGAGGACGACACCCGGGCCTGCGGCAAGCCCCGTGATGCTGCTTCCTGTCGGACCTGCTGGACCTATGGGTCCCTGACTGCCGGAGGGTCCGATGGGCCCCTGTGTGCCCGAGGGACCCTGCGAACCAGGGGATCCCGGAGGACCTGCCGGTCCGGTGGTCCAGACCACCTCATAGAACTTGACGGCGTCCGGAACCCCGAAGCTGGCCGAGAGCGGCCTCGGGTCGAAGTTGATGACCCCGTCCCAGACGTAGCCGATGGAGCTGGAGACCCGCTGGTTCTCCAGGGCCGCGTAGGTCGCCAGGCTGTTGTTCTGGAGATAGCTCGTGACGTTGAAGAAGACGAGGCTGCTAGTAGACGGGCTCGGCGGTACGTTGACCGCCGGGAATCCGACCAGCTGGACAGGAACTGAGCCCGTGTTGTAACAGAGGAGAGGCATTATCCGACGATGTTCCCCTGGTCATCATACCAGTAGAGGCCGTCCGAGTTCTGCTCCTGGTGCGCGTCCGAGTTGAAGATCTCCAGCCCCTTGACCTTGTTCGCCGGTGGGCGGGTCGTGTTGCTGTAGACGGGCAGCTCCTCGCGACCGGGCTGCTTCCCGGGCTCGTCTACGAAGGCTCCCTGCTGGCTTCCCCCTGAGGAGTAGGTGGCACGGGTTCCTTCGGGCAGCTGCCGGGTGAAGCTCGGCTTGCTGTCCAACGGGTGGGTGTGGTCCACGTTCTGGTTGGAGACCGCACCGTTGGAGAACTGCTGCTCACGGGCCGGGACCAGCTTGCACTTGGTCATGAGCTTGTTGTTGACCTGTCCGAAGATCAGCTGGGGCTTGGTCACCGAGGTGATCTCGTAGTACTGCTGCCCGTACTCCACGAAGTCGCCTTCACGCGGCTTGAGGTTCCGCTGCTCGAGCTCCTGGGTGTGGAAGTACACCTCGCTGGCGTACTCGGAGTCCGAACCCCAGAGGCCAGTCTTCGTGGTGGGGTTGTCGTAGAGGACCCGGGCGGTGCAGCGGACGGGCGCGGCCCAGACCTTCTTGACGGACTCGTTGTAGAGGTCGTCCACCTTCGTCTTGTCCAGGAGGATCGCGTAGTACAGGATCTCCTCGTCGACCACGTGCTGGTGCAGCTCGCGGATGATCGAGTTGACGAAGGCGATCTCTCTTGTGCCGACGAACTTGCGGGCCATGGGTTAACCGATGTAGATCCCGAGCGGAACGTTCTTGATGGTGTTCTCCAGGTCGGCCGCCATCTGGGCCTCCCGGGCGATCAGCTTGTCGTAGGTCGTGTCCTCCAGCAGCTCCTTGAGCTCCGCGCGCAGGCTGTCCTGCTCCGCCTTGGAGTCGGTGAGGAGCTCGTTGCCGTCCAGCTGCAGGTCCCCGTTCGGGATCGGGATGGTCTGCATCTTTCCACGGACGCGGCCGAGGACCTCCTTCGAGAGGGCCACGGTCATCTTCCTGATCCACTGCTTGCCGATGGAGTTCAGCTCGGAGTACTTGATGTTGTCGAACGGGACGTTCGACATGTTCGCCACGCCGTCGACCGTCTTGTCCCCCTCCACCGACGGGGCATAGGGATCCTGCGCCACGGTGTAGGTGAAGAACAGCGGGATGTTCGTCTGCGGGTGCGGGTAGAGGGTCAGCTCGTTGTGGTGCAGGTCGTAGCTGTAGTTCGACCGGCGGACCTTGTTGCTCATCTTGAACTGCATGCCACGGAGGACGTCCTCCCAGATGGGCAGCAGGTAGAAGATGGTCTCCGGGGTGAACGACTCGAAGCTGAACTCGTTGTTCAGGTAGTTGATGGCGGAGGTCGTGCCGAAGAACCGGAAGGCCGAGAGC